ATTGGCATAATTATACCATCATTTAAATTAACAAAAAAGTGCTTGACAAGAAATTGTTTATGTGGTATGCTTCAGTTTTTAGGAGGCAATATGGCACAAGGTCAACACTTTAAAAAACTTACTGATTCTGATATCGATAACATCAAAACCTGGGCAAAAGCAGGCTTTGGACTTACCGAGATAGCTAATAAGCTAGAAAACAAGGTTTCTCGTCAGCGAGTTAAGCAAATAACAGAAAAATTTAACATCAATGCCTTTGCAAATAAGAAACTTAAACGCCAAAAAGAACTAAACGATCAAATGTTCCAAAAATGGGGTCCAAAATGGAACGACCAAGAGTGGCGTAAGTCTGCTATCTATGCTGCAATGCGTGAAAAGTTTAAAAACAAGAAAGCGCACTGCTATAAACACGAGTTTTCAATAAATTTTGGTGATTTAACCTTTCCAACCCACTGTCCAATACTGGGTATTGAACTAGACTACTTTGCTCAGAATGGAAGGCAAGAGAACTCACCATCTTTTGACCGTATAGACCCATTAAAAGGCTATGTCAAAGGCAATGTTGCCGTGATCTCTTGGCGAGCCAATCGCATTAAGAACGATGGGACCGCCGAAGAGCACGAAAATTAGGGCTAGATTTGCTACTTTGACTCGTCTTTCAAAGTCATCGGTAGCATTGGGACCAGTGCCTAAGTACTTAGACGCTGATGCAGCGATACTTGCCTGTAATTCGGCAGGCATCAACTGTGTCTCTGTGATCTCTTTCTGTGCTCTTGCCTGTTTTAGAGTCACATCGGCCTGCAGGTCTGCAACTTGTAACTGTGCTTGTTGCAGTTGTAGCTGCTGTGCTGCCTGATCCAATGGGTTATCTTGCGACATCTGAGCCATCTGGGACAGTAGTTCCTCACGGTTGGACAGGCCGCTATTCTCAATAATCGCAGACATGACCATCGGCACAATGGGACTATCTGGGCCAAGCGTCTTAAGCAGGTTCATAAACTGCATCTGCTCGTATTCGCGTGCCACGATACCAAGGTTGCTAGTCGGCACAAAGATAAAGTCTTGTGCAGGATAACGATCAGGATCAAACTGCATAAACCGATAGGCAGACTTGGTCACAAACGGAATCAAGAACTGCTCTTGGAAGTTGACCAGTGTGCGTTTGTTCTTCTTGATGATCGCAGACAGGGCAGGATTGAGGCCACCACCATCAGCCGTAGGTGTGGTGCTGTCAATGGTAGATGTTGCCATCAGCATCATCTTCATAAACTCACCAGCGGTCTGTAGATTACCAGGGTCTGTGACACCAAACTTAAATGGCTGAAGCACCTCATTGGGGTTGCCGTTGGTCAGGATGGTTTTGCCTGGCCTAATCTCAAACTTAGCACCGCGAGGCAGGCGAGTGGCGTCAATGCCCATCATTGGCACTGTGGTCAGTGCAAGACTATCTAAGTGTGCACGAATCTGTGCATCGATGGCCTTTTGCATATTGTAGCCTTTTTCAGCGATACCACGGCCCCAGAAACGATTGGGCATGGAGTCATACTGGAAGGCTACGATGGGGCGGTCCTGCATCATGTAAGGCGATAGTTCAGCCTTTAGCACATACTGGTCGTTAGCGATAACGATGATGCCTTCTACCAGTTCTGTGTAGTCAGCGGCTTCTGTGCCATACTCTTCTGTCTTCTCGTTAAACAGGGATGTGATCTCTTCATTGTCCTTGGCTTCGATAAGAAACTTAGGAACAAGACCATAATAACGCAATAGTTTAACTTTATCTTGCTGATAGTCTACTTCTTCTTGTACAGGCTCAAGATCGGTATCAACAGCGGTAGGTCCAAGGTTCATTACCTTATCGTAGACACCGCTTTCCATGCCAGCAACAACACTATGGATGGACACATACTCTTCTACTGCACAGCCAAGAGCATCTTCAATGTTGGTGGATACTGGATCAATTAAGAAGTTCTTTGGGTTGATTGGACGCAGACCAACATTAAACTTAGTTCTTTCTTCTACGCCAACAGCCGTGATGCCCATCTCTGCAATTGGCCGCATCGCTGGAGACTTCTCTGTCTTCTCGGACACCACAATCTCACCGATGCCAGTGCCATAGATAGCGCCAAGCAAGATAACATCGCTGATGTCTTTACGCACACGATTGCGCTTAAAGTCTTCAGTCATCTGTCGCTTAATCTGCTCTACATCAATGCGCTCTGTGTCTACACGGTCATCATCAATGTCAAAGAACTTCTCACCGCGACCAAAGACAGCCTCTTCAATCTCAGCAACAGAAGTCTCAATTGCTTGTTGCAGTGCAGGTGTTACAATGCGTGAACGCTCACTTTCACGATGAACATCCTCACCAGCCCAGATACCACGCCAGAGGCGCTCATAGGAGTCCCAATAGTCTAGATAGTTCTCATCACGATGGTTGCGCCAGTTTTCGCAGCGGGATAGTACCCACTCAGAAATCTTCATGTTGCGGCTATTGGTTTCCATTATTAGTCCTCGGTTGTGTCGCCAATGGAATCTTCTTCGAGATCTTCATATTCAGGCATACCATCATCTTCTTTCTCTTCTTCATCTTCTTCTTCCAAGTCAGCGATGGGCATGAAGATGTCGGTATCTTTGAGGCCAGCCTCTTTAGCGGCAGTGATGATCGTCATCAGGCACTCTGCGCTAAACTTCTTCTCCATCTCTTCTTTGATGGTTTCAAAGACATCTGGATTAGAGACTAACTTGTCCCAGTTCATAGGAACAAAGTCTTCTTTTTGATACATTTCTAGGTACATAACTGCTCCTTAGTAAGCCGCTATAGGGTCCATTGGAATAAAGTCTTCGTCATCGTAGTCCTGTATATACTCAGCGATGGCGATCTGGTCTATGTAACTAAGTGCATCAATTAAGTCATCGTGCACCTGGGTATTAGGAAAGTTTAAGAGTTCATCAACCAACTCTGTATTCCAGTCACCGACATTGAACACAATCTTTCCGTGTTCTAAGCGGCCTTGCAAAGACCAAGTAATCCTGTCAGTCTTTTTCTTATTGCCGTGTGTCAGGTCTTCTACTCTGAAGTAGGTATTATATTTCCTCATCAGGTCACTAAGATAAGGCAACACAGCATTCTTTAGTGCGCCTCTCTCAATACCAACACACACAGGCTCATAATCTCTTACAGCATCAAATATCCTCTTGGCAGATTCTTTAATATCCCACCTGCCGTACTCAATGCTCTTTACATACCAGCCATCAGATGTGACCTTGACTATCGCTATTGCTGACTGGTCTAATCTTTTCTTTTTTGCTGTGTTTGCTGTTGCTACATTCTCAAAGCCAGCAAGGTCAACAGCTACAAAGTAGCGGCCATCATTAGGCTCATCATCATCAAACTTTAGCCACTCTTCTTTGAAGATGCCGCCAGAGGCTGCTTCGAAGGAGGCCATGAACTCGGTTCTGAACGCAAAAGAAGACATGGACTTTCTTGCGGTTTCGATTTCGTTGGGATCAAGCAACGGATTGTCGAAACTGGTGAAGTGCCAAGATTTGTAATCTTTGTCGTTCCCGTTAGAACCATAGGTGTATAAATCATAAAAATGGTTTCTGCCCATTGGCGTACCAATAAACAGTGCCTTGCCTTTTAAGTCTGCCAAGGCTGGTCTAAGAATCTGCTCAAATACAGCAGGCTTCATATCTGCGTATTCGTCTAACACAACAAACTTTAATGAGACACCACGCATTGTCTCTGGCCTGTCAGCGCCTTTAAGGCTGATCTGTGCGCCATTGACTAGCCTGATCTGCATATTGTTTACATGGCTAGACTCAATAACGGGGTGGCCTAGTTCCAACAGCGTGAGCCACATAATATCCCTAGCCTGTCCCTGTGTAGGCGCTACATACCACACATGACCTTTGTTAGTCTGCAGTGCCTCTACTATGAGCATCCATGCAGCTAACCTACTTTTACCAGTTCTACGGCCAGCAGCAACTACCTTAAACCTGGTGTCAATTGTTGGCTTTAAAATATTATCATATACTGGTGCTGTTAATAAGTTTATTTGTTTTTGTATTTTATCAGCAAAATCTCTTTGTTCTTTTGTTACAGCCTTTGCTGATGGATCCCCTGTTAAAATACGAGCAAGTAAAGATTTTTTTGCTTCTTCTGTATTTTTCTCGTATTCTGTTCCTTTAAAAAACTTTGTTTGGTCTTTAGTTAACGAAAACTCAGGAACAATATTATTTGTTTTTAAAAATAATCTAATTGCTTCGTTTTGAGCAACTGCATCAAATTCTTCTGGTTTTAACTTAGCATAAGGATTTAAAATTATTTTATTATCTTCTGTAGCCATTCCAGACACTGTTGGATTTTTTTTAAAATAATCTAATTCACTAGTAAAAGGATCTCTTATACCGTATAAGTTAACTAATTCATTCATAGTCCACGTCCTGTACCTCAGCATCTATGGTATCACTGCCATCAATCTTGGCATCACTGATGCCGCTGATATTGATGGTGATGCCTGCTTTACCGCCTGTCTTGTCTTTTTCAAAATAAGACAGAGGTAGTAAACGGTCGGCACACATCTTCAACATCGCTGCCTGATCCTTATCGGTAGGATCTAAGGCTTTCTTGATGATAGTCTCAATGATGTGGTCACCTTTGGTGGTAAGCAATCGCGCATGGAAC